GCAGAATAAGGCAACATTGTGTTCGTAAGATGAACGATACTATTAGTACGGAATGTACCCTGGGTACAACATGTACGCGCTAGACCAGGCGCAAGGTAGTACGTAAGAGCTACTAGGGGCGGGTTATTCTACTTAGCCGGATAGTACCGGACCCGCCCCTAATAACCGTGAAAGCTTCTGTGTAAGTCGCCTTCTATTGATAGACTATCACACTAGGAAACTTTGTCAAGCAGTTATCCGAAAGTCTTAGGCAGGTCGCCAAGGCGTTTCTTAAACTGTTCCGCCATACGATCCTTAGCGGTAGTATCTTCAACCAAGTCTTTAAACCCAATCTTATATGACTTGCGCTTAGGTTCCGGCTCGCCCCAGATATCATAAGCAAGGCTAACGGCCTCGCCCTCTTTACAGGCACTAATAGCCATAACAACGGTTTCTTGAAGTCCACGCGGGAGATAAAGAACCGATGAGCGGAATTCTTCACCAGTGGTAAGATTGGTAGCACGAAAATCGCCCATAATCGTATCATTATTACGACCCGGCTTTGCCTCATAAGCTTCACCGTAGACGCGCATAAAACCGATATTTTCAGTGGTTCCAGCAGCGTCAATAAGAGCCTCACCACAAACGGACGAAAGCGAAATATTGAGAAGTTGTTTCATAGCAGGTTATTCCCATATAGAAGCGGCGGGGATTAAGGCTCCCCGCCATAGCCTACCCTGTTAGGGATTACAGTTCAAAACCGCCTGTGGTTTTGGTTTCGTTACCGGCCAGGGCAGCAGCGAACCGTTGACCAACCTTGGCAACCTCAGCGTTAAGAGCAGCGCCGATCTTTTCCACTTGGTCGGCGGTATATTCGTAGTTAGCACGGGCAGACAGTCCGCCGATCAAAGCAATGGCAGTCAGAGCCTTTTCCGTGCGGCTTACAGCCAGTTCACGGAACTTGGCGGCCTTGGCTTCGAGACGCTTGGCTTTCTCAGCGTCGGAGAGGGGAGCACCTTTAGGCATGTAGCAGGTTCCTTAAATGTTGCCGGGCCAATCCCGGTAAAATCACTTTAGAGACTTTGAACTATTAGTCAACAGCACCAATACGATTTTCTTTGAGCGCGTCTTTATAAACCGAGCAACCGCCCGAGGGACATGTCCCCGGCTCAATGTCTTTTCCACAACCGCCACACATGACAAGCTGAGGCGAGGTCATTGACACGTATTGACCAGGACGGTCCCCATATTTGGCATCGGTAGGCATATACAAAGGCGACGACGCGTTATCACCAGCAGCGTTAGCTTGTTCTCTATCCCACCAACGCTGCATAGCCTTATCAGCCATATACGCAAGACCACCAACGCTGGCGACAATCGCGCAAGTGCCAAACCAAATCCCTACATATTCTAACATCATTTTCCCTCTTGCATCCGTTATAGGATATGCAAAGCTACATCACACTATTAGGAAAGGCAACCATAATGTGTGAGCGCGCCCACAATACAGAGTATAAGATACAGGTATATGTGAATGGACAGCCAATAGGTCCACCGGCTTACGCGTGGGACAAGACTAAGGCTAATAGGATATTCGATAAACAGGCCAAGAAAGACGGAACCACGGTAGTTATGTGGGACCCCCAGGGCCGCAAAATCCGAGGTTGACACCCTGCCGGTTACTTGCGATAAACGAACGGCCCGCCCTTCTCGACAATTGGCATGGCCCGCCTCGGTTGATCTGATCCCGAGTAGCAAACCCCCTCAGCTTTTCCCGGCTGAGGGGGTTTTTCTTTGTCTTACACACTACTAACAGCGTGCATGATATTACTGATAAAGTCAGCAATAGGCCCTTTCACAACGCCACTGGTAAGAGCGGCGGTAGCGATGATAGGTCCCCATATTTTAATATACTTTTTAATCTTTGTAAGCAGAGCGGGTACTTCCTCAAGAATGAGCAATACCTTTTCCAGTCTTTCGATACGCGTATTATGCTTACTGATAAGGCGAGCGTGAGTAGTCACGGCGCGTTCCAGTCTGTCCACTCTTACGGACATTGGTTTAGTTGCATGATCGCGGGGCTTTCTTACGGTCCCTACAGACATTCAGTTAACCCCGATTAGGCGTTAGCCTTTTCCTCAACGATCTTACGAACCTGAGCCTCAACGATACCGGCCAGGGCGTCAGGGAGAAGTTCAGCAAGGGCGGCCTTAAGTTCGGCTTTAGTAGGGCGGGGAGCGTCCTTAAGACCTTTAAGCCGTTCGTCAAGAGTATGGGCCAGGTCGATAAAGTCTTGTGCCGTATCTACAACCGATTGCTTTTCCCTAGGCTGTAGAGCGACGCCAGCGGCAACAGTAAGCAGAGCGTGGCCAAGCGAGGCAAGGGACAGAACACGTTTTGTCATTGTATATCCTTACGCCGATAGTGGCGTTTCCAGTTTAAGACTATCGCTAGAGTTAGCGAGAACAATAATAGCGACGATAACCAACGCTATTCCTAGTATTACTGAGATAACCCGAACCCCATTACCGATAGAGAAAATATCTTTAACCCAATCGAACGGGGAAGCGACTGCACTAATCGTTGCAACCGCCCCCTCAGTTATCTCAGTACCGAACCCGCTAAAGATATCACCTAGCAGGGGATTGAAAGGGCCGATAGCAGCGCCAACGATGCTTTCGACACTAGCAGTATTCGGGGCGCTGCTAGTTCCGCTATTTTGAAAAGAAGGCATATTATTAATAACCCGCCTTAGCTTTGTAGAATATTGCGGATCGGTAGCGTAACCCGAGGCTTGTAGAGCGGCTAGTTCCGCATCCAAACCCTGAGCGTTTCTAAAGGCCCCATAGCGAGGGTTACGAGTAATAAAGTTACCGTAGCCTTGAAGCCCCTCTAATACAGAACCGTATTCACGGAACCTGGCATTAACATAAACAGACGCCCCGCCGATTACTTCGCGGGTACGTCTGATTACATACGGTTCCGAGCTTCTAGCCTTAATACCAAAGAAGTTATTAGCTGTACGGGTTAGTTCACTTCTACCCCAGTTACTCTCCAGGGCAGCTTGAGCAAAGATAATCCTAGGGTCAACGCCGATAGTGGCGGCAACTTGTTGGATACTAGGCCAAACCTTATCATAGAACGCGCGTTGAAAATTTGCCCATGCCATGATTAAGCCGCCAACGCTTGAGGTAGAACCTTAAGATAACCGCTCTTATCCTCAATAACCAGATCGGGCCTATACTGTGCAACGTCCTTGGCAACAACGCCTTGGCGCCGTCTAGTGTCGCCCTTGTAATTATATTCGTAAACACCATACCCGTTAGCATGAGTACCAACGCGAACAATATTTTCTTTCAAGCGGCCGTCGGAAAAGATACTCAGCAGACCACCAGCGAGACCTAGCAAACCACTAGTAGAACTAGATTTTGCAGCGGTCTTAGCCTGACTAGTTGAGGCGTTAGCAATAATCTGTTGTGTCTGTACCTTAGAGCTAATATCCGCAATCTGTACGGATTTTTGCGCCTCAGTTTGAGCCAGGCCAAGTTGACGTTGAGCCTCAATACCTGAGAGGCCAAGAGCCTGATTAACTTCTAGTTCCCTCATAGCGACTTCACTTTGAAGTTTGTCACTATTCATCTGTACGCCAGCACCAATATTAGCCGCTTGAAGTGCGGCTCCCGCCTGGGCTTGTTGTGCCTGGGCGGTAATCTGTGCGGCAGCGATTTGGGCAGATGCGGCAATCTCAGCGTCTGAGGGACCGGCGCTAGTAGTCCCGCCACCCCCTCCCGCGCTACTGGCAATGACCATAAACACAAGGCCACCGCCGATAACAATCGCGCCAGTCATCCAAGGGTGAGACTTAGGAAAAGCTAGTACGTCCATAATCGCCCCTTCTATAGATTACCTGAAAAACCGCCAATGACGTTAGACACTGGACTAGACAAAGGTGAAACGTCAACCGAACCACTAACATTACCCGTAACAGTCGGGTCATTGAGTTTGTGAGTAGGGCCGACCATTACAGTACCTGGGTTAAATGGACTAGGCGAGCGGGTGAATACAATACCGGCTCCACCGTTAGACGGTGTAAAGGAAAGACCGGTAACACGTTCAAAAGCTTCCCGCCCGGTATTCTGTTCATTAATCTCAGGACGACGATTATATTTAAAAGGGTTCCAACGTCCAAACATTAGAAACCCCTAACCCATACCATAACCGCTAAAGCCGCCAGAGACCGGACCAGTAGCGGCCCTGAGCATCCCTGACATAGCGTCGCCAACCTCTTTAATAACGGCAGGGGTTTGACTGTTCTTACTAACCAAAACAGCCAGAATAGCGACGCCAACAATAGCGGTTAGAACGGTTACGATTTGTCCAACCGTATTCATATTATATAGTTCCCTCTATACCAGATTTGAACTTAGCGATGAAGCCTTTATTACTAAGAATAAGGCTAATGATAATAAGAACAAGAAAAGCATTAGCAACGGGCTTAAAGCTTTTCACATATCCTAGCGCACCCATAACAAAAATGGCGACTATCCAGATATGAAAGCCTGGGGTCCCGTTGCTACTCCTAAAGTCATCCTTAACCAAATCAGACAGATCGCTCATTTTATTGTTTACAGCGACAACAATAAGCAAAACGCCTAGCAGCAAGAAAAAGAGCGGCATTGCGTCAGTCCTTATTGTTTAGGCTTGAATAGAGCCAACCACGCGGGAAGTTGTCCGCGCATCGTTATGTAAACGAAAAAGGCAAATAACATCGTTCCAAATATAATAGTGGACTGACGCAATGTCCTAACCCCTAGACGCTCTTAAGGAGCGGAATAGAGGAACCCCATTTCTTGACGACAACGGCAACCAGGACGACAAGAATAATAGTACCGAGAGAGATACCGAAAATACGCATTTTAAGCCTCCGCGACTGTTGCCAGCCAAGATGAAACGATACGCATTCCGTCATAGGCAATCCAGGCCAGAATGAGGAATAACGCGAAGTAAAGAGCGAGATTACTAAGCGGCATTTGCTTAGTAAACGGGCGTTTAATACTACCAGTAATATCAGCGAACATTGTTTATATCCTAGAAGGGGAGAGGTTATCAGCCTCTCCCCGGTTAATACTAGGATTAACCGCCCGAGGGCAGCGAACCGGCGAACACAACTTGCGACGCTTGCGAGAAGTATTCGTAACCGATCATCAGTTGAGCGCCAGCGGTAACAGCGGAGGCGTTAAACGTAATCTGCGTATTACCGAACTGGTCCGTAGCAATCGCCTTGGCGCGACTATCGAAATAGTACGTCGCGGCGGGCGGATCGGCCATAAAGGTAGTGCGCGCGAATAGCGCCGCTTCCTCAGGCCCGTATTTCCAGATATTGGAACTGTTCGCGGTTTGAAGTGCAAAGTAAGCAACGTCCGTACCGACATTTTCTACCCCGGCATTATCATAACGAACAACCGTACTCAGGAAGTTACGGAAGTTAGCGAACGGAATACCAAAATCTTGACCGGCAGTCATACCGGTCATAACAGTAGTATTCAGTTGATAGAGGGTCTGAATATCCAGCTGAGGCAGAATAGGTTGACCGCCCTGGTTAGCAGGCATCATCGGGATTTGGTCGATGTAATCTTGCCAAACCGTAACGGTAACATTAGTTGCCGCTTTCCAGACACCGCCAGCGCCGCCAGCATAAACAGCAAGTGTAGGATCACCAGCGTTAACACACGGCGTCGGGTTAATCTCCAGGTTCAGTTGAGCAACAGCGTTAACAACACCGGCCCACATAGCGCCGCGCAGATCATAGCGACCATAGCTAATCGGCAGATAGTAATACATCTGTACAGCGGAACTAACCGTGGTTGCAATAGTTGACGGGGCAACCATAACCGAGAAGTTGTTACCGTAGTTCACCGGAACGTTAGGCGAATACGCACCGCCAAAGACCATAGGCTGGCGTGCACTATTAATGAGGTTCAGGTGCCAACCTTGCGTTTGGTGACGCACTTGGTTGTTAGTATCAGTAAAGCCAATATTCTTAAGAACGTTAGCAGCACCAAACTGAGTACGCGTAAGCGTTCCACCGCCACCGTTAGTAATCTCGCCTTCCACCTTAATCAGGAAGCCGCGAATAAGGCCAACGTTTTGCGGAGCGATATTCAAGAGCGTTTGGTTAGCCGGGTTAATACCTTGGCTATAGATTTGTTGCAGTCGTTCAACACCGTTAGCTAGAATAGCGTTACGCGCATTAGCATTGGCCTGGGCGGCCTGCATTTGCGGCGTCATTCCGGTGTTATTCAGAACTTGAGGGGTCAAGTGTTATTCCTATTCTTAAAAACAATGTGGAAAATGAATACTAGAAGAACTAAAGAAAAAGCCACTAGAAACCAGTTACTAGGGCTTTTCAGAATATCCATATTAGGTAGGGCGTTAGACAACTGCATTAGCGGCCGTCTTCCCCTTGCTACGGAGTAACAGTTGTGAGGCGAAAGTGCTAAGTAGCACAAGCGCAATAACCATTACCCAAATAGAAAGGATATTTTGCCAACGCCACGTTAGCAATACTGCGTTCATTATATAAGAGCCCTTGCTTTATTAGCGGGGACCACGCGCAAGCGGTCCCTGAACTGTTTTAGGATTGTTTTTCTATCCGGTGCAGGGTTTAGAACGGATGAAAAGCCCCGTCCAACGTCGTACCATAGTGAGTGATACTTGGGAAGCTCTGAATAGACGGTTACTTCAACTTCTTTTCCCTCCTTAGTAATCATCTTAGCGGGTTTAACAAACGACTTAGTAGTTTTCAAATCTCGTTCGTCATTTTGGTCGAATACAGCGAAAAAATCAGCTTGTGCTACTGCAAATCTACTCATCCAGGCCGGACGCTGATAAAGGCAAATAACAGGAATATGTAGCGACCTGCCCTGTGTAAGTATCATATCGAAAGCGTCGCGTTGAGGAAGGGCGAACCCCTCATCAATAAACAAGCCAACGTGTCCTTGCTTCCATACTTTCATAAGCCATGTTTCCATAGCTTCATCATCAAGTTTAGGCGATGGTTTCATCCAGTATAGACCCGGCTTTTTAGGGGGCGGGTCATATACAGATATAGTTTTAATCTTGGACTTACATTGTTTGCGTATATCGTCAATTAAGTCTTCACCCTTGTAGTCGATAATAACCCAAGGCATTTCATCAAAGTTACGGGTACTAAGCAACGCGATAGCAAACTGAGATTTACCGGACCCTGTACGGCCTAGAATAAGGGTCCGCTGCTGATCTGTAGGACCGTATACTCGCGGCGAACCCTCATTCATTTATTGTTGTCCGTATTGTGAGGCGCGGTCTTTGGCCTCTTGTTGTTTCCGTAGGCGAATACTAACGGCCATAGGCCCGTATACAGAACCGGCAGCAATAACCAGGCCAATAACCGCCGCTATCTTAGGGTCGGGAGCGATATTAAACTCAGCCAATACATTGGCTGTGGCTTTCGCCAGTGTGCCAGCATCGTCAGCATCAATAGCAATCTCTGGCGTTTTAGTAGCAGCGGCGATACCACTGTGTAGAACAACCAGGATACCGCTTAGAGCGTCTACACTAGCTTGAAGATTGGCCGGTTTCCTATTTCCAGAACTGGAGGTATTACCGGCTCGTCGAGGTCCACGCTTTCGGGTGTAACTTCCGTCTGCGTTTCGCTTATCGGGTCCAACGTGGATAGCGGGATCAAATCCTCCGCTATCTGTTCCACCACTTCCTCCGCTAGTGTCTCCACTTGTTCCGGGGTCGGGACTAAGGAAGCCTGCGACTGAGAAGCTAGGAGCGTCTCCAACCGCGTTACTTCCGCCCTCAGGTTCTCCACTTCCGAGTTTGAGGAAATCTGACATTCTATAATACTCTCTGTGCGGGTTTGTTCTATCTCAGCATGAGTTTCCGCAATCTCTATAGCGGCCTCGTTATTCTGAGCATTAATAGTAATAGCCGCTTCCGCCTCAATGGCGGCAATAGCTACGTCATTCTCACTAGTCGCCGGTTCCTGAGGTATCAGCGGTGAGCTTAGGGGTTCCCCCTCGGGGCTTAGGACGACTACGGACATACTCTAATATTTCCTCAACGTTATTGTTGATCGTGGTTTGCTGTTCAATGAAAGTAACCATTACAGCTTTAGCCTTAGTAATATTCTCCTCAGTCATAAGAGCCATAATCTCAGGCGGTATAAGACTAGAGAGAATATTCTTAGCCATTGTTTCCATTGCAGACATTGTGCAGGTTTTCCTTTCTTACGGAACCATAAGCTTTGCAGTTTTGAGCTTAAGAATAATATCGTCGATAGCGGCGCGCGCCTCATTATCTACCGTAGCACCGCCGATAGGACTAGCAACGGACGCTGATTGAACGCCGCCTGTAATACCGACTGGAGCGATTGTACCAGGCGAACCCGCAACTGTGCAAGACCAGTATTCGGGACTACCGACAACCGGTGTATTACTAATAAACCGATCGCCAACCGCCCATGTACCAGCGGCGGGGGCTGCGGCTACATCGAAAATGGTGAAGTTACTACCCTCTCTTGTACCAATATAGCCGCTATTGGCAGAGCCAGAAATATTGCCACCGGTCTTAGTCGTTACGTTAATAAAGATATCGCCACTGACAATATACGATGAACCGCCAGCAGCAGCGCCCGCAAGATAAGCGGTATTAACGTTTTCCCAGCGGTTGTTACCCCAAATGAAGTCATTAAAGTAACGCGTATTAGCCGCAAGGAAGTTTTCGGTACTGATACCCAAATATACGTTTCTGCATCTATTATTATAGAAGTCTAGTGACTGAGTTCTCCGGGTAAACACTACGCAGTTGTCAACGTCTGCGACGCCAACACCAACGCCCTCAAAATCACAGTCAGTAATAATAAGACGCTGACTAGTTGCCGTTTGGGGATCAAAGTAAAACATCGGTTCGGCCCCGATGCTTCTATTAATGCTAACCCCTTTAATGCGAATACCATTATCAGCGGTACTACCATTTGAGAGAGCAATAAAGAAGTCCGCCCGCGTACTACCTTGAACGGACCCGCCAGATACTTCAATAGTGTCCGAATATCCAGCAATCGCATAAGCCGACGACAAGCTGCCTACCGAATGGTTGTCGATAAACTGTACGTTATTATTATTGGCCTCGCCATTGCAAGTAAATGCGCCAGTCGCGTTAGTGCTGTTCTTATACGCCACACTCATGTTATTGCTAACAACAACCGGATAAGGTCCAGCGGAGTTTACATATACAGCGCCCGTTAGGAAGTTTGCGGTGTCGTAACCGACCTCAAAAATATAGTTTCCGTCAATGAGTACCGGGCCACTAGTTGTAACTGTACGTTGTGAATAAATACCAGTCCAAAGAGTATTACCGATAATATTATTGGACACTACCGCCCTAAGGTTTGGCGACTGAGATTGGTAGTTGACCATAATACCATGACGACGAACGCCACCGTCTGCGACTAGAACCCCGTCCTGCAAAGTGACAATAATATTACCACTAATCAGACTATCCTCGTCAACGCCAAGCAATGCATTAGCGATTGCCTGGGAGTTATTAGAGGTTAGGAAGTTATTAGTAATAATAGTGCGACCAGCGGAGCCAATAACAGTAGACCAAAACAAAATATCGGCGGCACTGGCGTAGGAGTTGCTTCCAAGCCAGAGATTGTCATGTAGGTTGCTATTAGTAACGGTTTGGTTGAAACTGTTATTAAAAAGAATACCAGAACCATTACAGCTAGAGATATCTACCGCGTCGATACGGGTATTTTTAGAACTGGAAACGTAGACGCCGACGTTTTCAAAAATCTGTTCAGCACCGTTAGTACCAGTACCGCGCATAGTAACGCCGGTAATATTGACGTTTTCACGGGCGATAACATTAAAGATATTCTTGTTAGCTACCGTCTGCGTAATCAGTCCCGAACCCCTAACAGTAACGTCAGAGGGAACGTCCAGGCTATCGCTAATGTCAAAGGCATAGCCGGGGAAATATACAGATCGGCCACTAGTACCAGCGGCGTCTAGTGCAGCCTGGCAACCATCCGTTACAGCCGTAGCGTTCCCTAGTTGAGTATCAAGGATAAAGTCCATAACGCTAATGTCGTCGCGTTCTTTAGACTGGACCGTTCTAATAACGGCACCCGCTCCCGCCGCTGTAAAAGCAATACCGGAAGCTACAAGCGGATTTTTAAGTAGCATTAGACAAGTTCCGTGACAATAGCAGCACCGTTTACACTAACCCAGGTGCCTTTAATAACGCCGGTGTAATCCCCATTACCCAGGAAAAACTCACCGCCAGCGGCGACCACGACACTATAACTAACAGTCGCGTTAACGTTGGCTAGTGCAAGGTTTAGTGCGGATGTACTATTATTAAAGATGATAGCGCCTTTGCGGTTAGCATTAGCAGCAAGAATGGTCGCGTCTGTGATGACGCTTGCAACCGATGTAATAGCGCCAGTATCGGGGTTATCGGTAACAATCGTTGCTTCAACTGGAAGCTTACCAGACGGGGTAAGAGTGAGATTTACAACATCGCCTGTATTATCCAGAACGGCAGTTAGAACGCCGGGATGCGTTGGCGGGGTTCCGACCAGATCAGGACCGTAAACAGCGCCGATAGTAATGTCTAGATTACTAACAACGATATTGCCATCAGCATCAGTATTCAGGCCAACAAATGTTCCGTCAGGCTTTCTACCACCAATAAAGACAGGATCGTTAAAATCAGATACGGCGATATCATCGCCCTCAGACATAGTACCTTGGGCTTTAATAGGTCTATCGGTATTAAATGCGCCAAAGCTATACCAGACAACGGGCGGGCGTTCCCAATTGTAGAACGTAACCGTACAAATGTCGGTAGCGCCGCCCTCACTAGTAAGTGTAATAGTGGAACCAGCATTTGCGTCAATAGTATACGTACCAATAGAATAAGCCGGAATGGTAAAGAACTGATCCGTACCCTGTACCAAAACCTCTACAGGACTAGGGTTATTTCCGTTGTCCAGGAACATAGACTTGACGACGCCAAACACCTGGCCTTGTGACTGTGTGCCAAACTGAATAGCGTAAGAAACTGGAACACTAAAATCGGCATTATACAGGCCGTATGTGTTGCCTAGATTAGGGTCGCGGACAGTAACACGCCCGATAATATTAAGTGCTGTAACCGCAATCGGGTCCATTTACTTCCTCTATATTCAAAAGAAAAAAGTATAGCCAAGCTGGAACCTTTCCGCTTGACAATCAATGCTAGTAAGGCTACGCTTTCCCTTGTCGGGAGGGCTTTATATGCCAATAAATATTCATTCTGTGGAAGCAAACCGCCCTAAGGTAATCCCTAGGGCGGTTTCCGCTCGCGCGGCCCGCCCCTCAAACCTGCACAGAAAAGGGGCGAGGCTTGGCAAAGAATAAGCGAAGAATAAGCCCCGCGCAAAGAGATAAATCCGTACTGGAAACGGCGCGTATACTTAAGCAAAAGGGATTACTGAGTAAGCAAACAAAACTGCACTCAGGTCGTTATGTATCGCGAGGTGTATTAGCCAAGGTCAAGGAGCTACAGCATGTGGCCGCCCTGGACTATATCGGCGTAAAAGCCAATAAGGCCATTATTAAAGCCGCTAAGGAACGTGGCTATATGATCGCCAATAATCGCGTGATCGGGCCTAAGGCTACGTCGTTTAGAAACCGTATTAGTAAAGGTGAGCTTACGGGCATTAAGCCTGTTAAGGGTGGCTTTATGGAGGAAGTAATATTACCTCATACGGTTATGGATATGTATGCCCTGGTAGAACAGCTAGAAACCGGAATTGATAGTTTCAAGCTTCCTACAGAACAGTTTGCCTTTAAGTTCTTTGGCGCGGAAAGCTATAGAGCGTTTAGGGATAGTGCAGACCTATTAGAATATCTAAAGCACTATAAGAGCATCTTTACACCCTCAGGATCACCCAAGACCGAGGATTTACAGGACGAATTCGATGCGCTGACTATATTCCGTCTACATCCCGCCGACATTGGACATTCTATACGCGGACGTGACACGCGCGATAAACAGAAAAAAGAGGCCAGGTCAAGAGGCGAGGGACGTTCTTATAAAGGTCGCACAATGGCTGAGAAACTGGATGCCATGCACCCTGACAGAGCCGCGCGTATGCGTAAGCGGTTCGCTGATCGTCAAGCTGAGAAACGCGCCAAGCTACTAGCTGACCCGGTTGCGGCTAAGGAATATAGAGAGAAGGCTAGAGTTAGGGCGAAAGCCTCTTACGAGAATAGAAAAGGTAAAAAGTAATGGAGATAATCCGCCGCGCTGCACCGCGTCGGGCTCCGATAGTAATACCTATCGAACCTGTACCGTATAAGTTCAAACCTGTTACTAAGCGGATATTTATATTCGATACTGAGACAGACCCGTTTGAACATGGTCTACACGTCAAGCCCTTTACTTGCGGAATATACTTTCCCGATACGGAAGAATATTTCGACTTCTGGGGCTTAGACTGCATTGAACAAATGTTTGAGTTTCTGGCGAACAACTATAGCGAGGAGGAGCTACTAGGGTTTGCGCACAACTTTGGTAACTTTGATGCGTACTTTATTACAGACTATTTTGATCCTGGACATAAGCCCTTTATCATAAACGGGCGATTGGTTCGGGTAATGGCTAGGGGAATAGAGTTTCGCGATAGCTACGCAATGATACCTGTACCGTTGGCTGCGTATGATAAAATCAAGTTCGACTATGATCTTATGAAGCATACGCCGGTTAGCTGTATCAAAACGCGTAGGGAAACGACTACACGCGAACTATATAAGCCGGAAATACGCCATTACCAGAAACGCGACTGTACCTCACTAGGTGAACTAGTAACCGGTTGGCTTGCTATGTTTGGGGACCGCCTGACTATGGCTGGTGCTGCACTTGCCAAGTCTCGCGCGTTTCATGGCTTTGAAACATTGTCTGAGCATATTGATGACGAACTACGCCCTTTCTATTTTGGCGGACGTAATCAATGCTTCGCTACAGGGGTTATGCGTGGTGACTTCAAGGTCTACGATATTAATAGCTCTTATCCTAAAGCTATGCGGGATAGTCTGCACCCTATTAGTGATAAGCCTATACACGAACCACGCATCACTGAGCGAACACATTTCGCCAAGATTAGAGCGTGGTCGCTAGGGGCTTTACCTATACGCAAGGCGGACGGTGGCCTAGACTTTCCTATAGGTACTTATGACTTTTTCGCGTGTATACACGAGATTAAGGCCGGATTGGAAACTGGTACGCTTCGCATTATACATACCTATTACAGTATCTATTTTGAACAGACGGCCTCAATGGCTGAGTTTGTGGATACGTTTTATGGTTTAAGACAAGAAGCGTCGGCGATTGGCGATGAAGTCAATAAGCTATTCTATAAGTTAGTGCTGAATAGTAGTTATGGTAAGTATGCCCAAGACCCGCGCAAGTATGAAAACTGGTTGTTTGATCCTGACGACATACCAGAACCTTTGTTGTGTGAGCCTTGCCATGATAGAATACGCAAGGGACAGGACAAGCTAGACTGTGAAGCTTGTACGTCTGGCATTCGTTCGCCTATGGGATGGTATCTGCACACTACTCACCACGGGAAACATATCTATGCACAACCGCAACAGGCTAAACCAGGGTCATTCTTTAACGTTGCTACTGCTGCTAGTATTACTTCTGCAAGCCGCGCTAATCTTTTGCGTGGCATCCAAGCCGCCACTAGGCCTCTTTATTGTGATACTGATAGTATCATCTGTGAACATTTGGAACCTAGTGCAGATATTATACTTGATCCTAAAGCGTTAGGGGCTTGGGATATTGAAGCCGAAGGCGATACCGTCTGTATTGCTGGTAAGAAACTCTATGCGATCTTTAAAGACGGTAAGGAAGTAAAGAAAGCTAGTAAGGGTGTTAAACTTACAGCGCGTGAGATTGAACGCGTTTGTAATGGTGAAGTAGTGGAACACAAATCTATTGTTCCTAAGTTCAAGCTTAATGGTGACGTTGAGTTTGTGACCAGGAATATTCGGAGGACAGGATGAAACTAGACCCTAGACAAGTAGAGCTAGAAGGGGGTCCGGCTGTAGTTGAAACCGGCTCACTTGGTGGTAGTTATGGTGACAGTGTATATAAGCCTAATGACCCTGTAGCACCTGAGATTATTAGAGAAGTAAATACTTCCGCTTATGTCTCTAATGCGCAAAGTACCGGTAATAACGGGTATGGTTCATTTAGTCCCGATTATGAGTTTCCTAACTATCGCCCGTCTATTACTAAGGGACCGTCTCTCATAAAGAGGATTACTCAATGGATATGGTCAGCACTCAGCTAATGTTTCGCCTATCTGGTACGTTGCCTAATGGCGAACAGATAAAGAAACAAATATGCACAACTGCAACCGTTCTTAGGATTTTCATTCTAGGGGCAACAGTGACAGAGCTAGAGCGGGTATGGATATGACGGATCGACAGGCTTTGGCGTTTGGAATACTATTTATCCTTTTGATCCTGCTATTAGAAGAAATAGCTTTTTCGCTATCCAGGGTGAAAATAATAGTTGTAGTCCCAATGAAACTAGATAATGTGATTGAAGGCGAGGCGGTGGAAACACCTAGTAGCCGCAAACCCTAACTATGTAAGGAAACCTGCACCATGAAGAAACTTACAGCCTCGCTGCACCATCCTAACGGGGACGTTATGGAATGTGTGACCGCCCAGGACGGGGAGCCTGTAGCGCAGTTTGTCTCCCGCATTATCCGGCGCTGGACCGATCACATGATGGGTCATTGCCGCGTTGTCATTAGCTCTACGGAGTGCGGATAATGTATGTGATCTTAGGTCATTTTAAGAACGGTGCAGCATTTGTATTGTCGCTGGAAAAGAATAAAGCCAATGCTGAAATAGCCTTGGCTTATCACCGACGCGATCAAACCGTGTATGAACGTGTAACTGCTTCTGAGCTTAGGGCAACGGGACTATGAAGCGGCGCTATAGAGTTATGAGCGACGGGACCGTTTACCGGGTGTTTCCGGGTGGCGTTCTAGGGAGCTTTGCGTTTCCTGATATGGCGTCTGTGTTTCGCGTTCTGGACGCTATCAATAATGATAAGTGGTGGCTCCATGCTTAACGAGCGTCAACTAAAAATCATATACATACCCTGTAGACGTTGTGTAGAAGAGTTGGGCTATCCTGACGATGCGCCTAAGTTTGCCAGCGATAGAGGCCTGGCGCGGCATCTACGCGAGGTACATAATGCGGTTAGTAATGATAGGGAGAGGTTTACGTTATGACAGAAGATGAAAAGCTAGACCGTGAAAATGCGCGCATTGCCGCTAGTGATGCTCTACAGGAAGCCTTTGAGGGGCGCACTAACTGGAACGCTGCCAATAGTGCCCATGAGGCCTTTGCAGTTATGGATGAAGAACGCGATGAGCTTTGGGATCACGTTAAAACTAAGCAAGGGAAACGTGATTTAGTCGCCATGCGTAAGGAGGCTATCCAAGTTGCCGCTATGGCTATTCGCTTTGCGGCTGAGTGTTGTGATGAACGACGGGGGAGGCGATGACCCCTATTTACAGCGTCAATGTAGGTAACACTACATATGAGATTTATCAGAGTGAGGGGTCATCCCGTTATAACGTGCGTAGCGTGGGCAAGAACAAACGCGCTAAGTTCATTAGGGGTTATCCCACATATGAAGCGGCCAGGAGCTTTGTGGATAGCAAGGCGAGTGGGCCTAAGAGGAAGCTAGTATAATGTGGTGCCTAGGTGGTTGGCGTCGTCGCGTAATCGGGTGTCCCGCTATCGTTATTAGCTGGCGCAAGTTTCGTATTAAGTTTAATGATACGTTCGCTATGGATTTGGCGTATACTCGTTATTGTCTGAATATGGGTATTAGTCCTGATAGGTGTCTGTGATGCAAAATGTAGTTGCTCAAGCTTCCTCATGGAAAGAGGCACTGTTTATCACTAGCAGCCTTCTAGCGTTTGGCGTTAGCTTTGTGCCTGAGGGGTGGCATGTGTTTAGCGAGCAGGACAAGCCTAGGCATCTGGATATGTGGAAGCCTTGCTACCTGATTACGGTTGATACACCTGTTAATGAGGTAGCCTATCCTAATGCGCGGATGCTATGAGGGTTGGCATTTTCTGCGAATGTAGTGGAAAGGGCAGAGAGGCCTTTAGAGCCCTCGGACATGACGCCTGGTCTATTGATCTAAAGCCTAGCGAGGATAACAGCCCTTTTCATATACAGGGCGACGCGTTAGACCATATAGGGGAACCTTGGGATTTAATCTTGGCTCACCCTGTATGTAAGTATTTGGCTAACAGTGGCGCAAAGCATCTGTATAAATATGGGATTAAAGAATGTGGAGAGGAACCCGAGCGGTGGGAGAATATGCACGCCGCTGTAGACTTCTTCCGTGTCTTTCAAAACGCCACACATATCCCTAAGCGGTGCATTGAAAACCCTATTATACATGGTCCAGCGAAAGAGTTTCTAGGGAAGCAAACCCAGGTTATTCAACCTTGGATGTTTGGACACTTAGAGCAGAAAGCTACGTGTTTGTGGCTGTATGGGTTAGAGCCTCTAATACCAACGGATAACGTATATGATGAAATGATGCTCCTGCCCTATAAGGAGCGCGCTAAGGTTCACTACGCCTCGCCTGGTCCTGATAGGGAAACGAACGCTCCCGATCCTTTGACGGCATCGTCCAAGCAATGGCGAAACAATGGGGCTAAGTGGAAAATAATAGTTGACACCTAGGGGGCGTGTGGTAGTTTGGATTTACCAACTAGGGAGAGACGGAAATGTATACGATTAACGAGTTTGCCGCTGCTACTCTTATTCGCAAACCTGCTGAGGTTGGTACGGTTCGCATCTTTGAGGATTGTGACGACCGGGGACATTGGTTTGGTTTGGAACAATATGACGGTAAGCGTTGGACTTGTATTAACCCCGCTCACCCTACGTTCTTTACGCATGACGCGGCTCATGCTTACGTTCGTATGAAGTTCAACTAATGACCGACTAGGCGGAACCTAGAAACCTGCATGAAAGATTAAGATAATGGTTGACGCTGTACGCCAAGGAAAGCAAATCGGGACTATGCGAGTTACTAAAGTTGAGCACGTTCCACTTGTCCAAGACGATAGGGGACATACTACAGTTGGCGGTAACATTGATGAATACCTAGCCAACGCTGCAAGTCGTGGCGACTATGTAACCAAGATTACTCTTGACTTGCGGCAACCGCGAGACTAGGGTTTCTGTATTGATCGGCCCTCCACTCTGCACCTTGGGAAGTGAACCGTAGACATACGGGTTTCCCCTCAAGTCAGAGACATAGGGAGGTCAGTAAGCGAACGGGGCGGGAAGGAAATGACTACCGAGCGACATAAACTGTAGCCCGGTAGAAAGCGACTGGTAACACCGCTTCCATTCCCGCCCCTAGTAGCTCTTACGTACTACCTTGCGCCTGGTCTAGCGCGTACATGTTGTACCCAGGGTACATTCCGTACTAATAGTATCGTTCATCTTACGAACACAATGTTGCCTTATTCTGC